TCAGGGTTGTTGAGAAATCAAGAGGGGAACATTTGTGATGATCAGTTCCGCCGCTGCGCTCTGGTGTCCGCCACCGCGCACAGAATAGGTGGTCGATACCTCGGCAATGGCGAATCCGTCGAACACCTGGCGCACCTCCGGTCGGTCATTGATCGACAGAATGAAGCGGCCTTGAACACCCCTTAAAACCGCCGCCAACCGTTCGAAATCGGCCCGACCGAACATGTCCTTGCCGTAATAGTCCTCGGTTCCCCAATAGGGCGGGTCGAGATAGAACAGCGTTTCCGCCCGATCGTAGCGACGGATGAACGCCTCGAAGTCCAACTGTTCTATCACCACTTCCGCTAGCCGTTCGTGCAACTCCTCGAGACGAGGACCGAGGGTGTTAAGATTGAAACGTGCCCCGCGTCCGACGTCGACGCCGAAGGTTCGGCCCGAGACCTTTCCCCCATAAGACAAGCGCTGGAGATAGAGAAAGCGGGCGGCGCGTTCCAGGTCCGTCAACGTGGTCGGATCGGTGCGGACCAACTCCTCGAATCGGCGTCGCGAGGTAATCTGGAACTTGAGGGTTTCCATGAACTGCGGGTAGTGGCGCTGGATGATGCGGAAGAAGGTTGTGACGTCGCCGGAAGCGTCGTTGATCACCTCCGCGCGCGCCGCATCCGGTCGACGCAGAAACACGCCGCCCATGCCGCCCAGCCACCGGCGCCAGAGCGCCAGCATCACGGCGGCCTCGGCAACGCGCCAGAGGACCAGCAGCAGGGCCAGGGCGATGGCGGTCAACAGGTCCATAATCAGCCCTCCGCCGTCAGGGGTTCCGGCCACGCCGGGGTGACGGCCAGGATCGCCGCCGCGTCGTCGCCCGCCTCGGTGATTGCGGCCTCGGCGGCGTTGCTGGCGGCACGCACGGCGACGCGATAGGCGGCCACGTCGGTGGGCAGCGCCGTGCCGCCCTCCGCCGCGCGGATGACCATCCAATCGGTGGGGGTCAGCAACCCCGCCGCCTGCGCCTTGATCCCGGCGATAGCGGCGGCGCGGACCTCTGCCGCCGGGATTGCCTCGGCGTCGTAGACCAGAGCAGCGGTGTCGCCGTCGATCTCCACCCGCTGGCCGGTGACGCGGTACAGCCGCGCGTCGGGCTGGCCGGGATCGGAGACGGGATAGACCCCCAGCGCCGCCAGATCGGCGCGCGTCTTGAGCGTGGCGTCGCTGATGGTTTCTCCGGCGGGAGTGGTGAGGTTGCGGCCCGAGGGGATCAGGCGCGGCAGGCCGGTGGTGGAGTCGATGATGGCAAACATGGATGAACCCTCCTTATCGCGCGCGGGCGAATTTGCCGGGCACGGCGGCCCAGGCGGCATGGATGATGGTGTTGCCCGACCCGTTGATGCCGAAGTGGGTGGTGCGCGTTTTCCAGCCGGTGCTGATGAAGTCGCTAGTGCCGTCGCCATTGCTGGTTTCGGCATAGCCGTCCTCGGACAACCACAGTCGGTTATCCACCGGGTTAATCGGACTGCGCGCGATGTCTTGCACGGTGTGATAGCTGCTGCCCGCGCTGGCGTTTTTCGCCAGTACCAGGGCAGGCGCGAAGTCCATCGCCGCGAACCCGCCATCGGTTGCGGAATTGCCGATGTGGCTGCCGAACGACGAAAACTGCGGCACGGCGCGCCACGCCAGTACTGCATAGGTGCCGGTGGGCAGCCCGGCCCCCAGGGTCAAATCCACGGCGGTCGAGGCGAACCACCCGGCATCGGTGGCGGCGGCGTCCAGGGTGTTGAGAGCCAGATACTGCCCGGCGGTCAACCCGAGGCGATGATAGATGCGTTTGATCGCCCCGGTGGACAGGTTGAGCACCCAGGCGTAATCCACCATGCCGCCGACCGCATGGGCCATGGTGGTGGCGGTGCCGGTGGTGTGCTCCACCGTCAGGATGTCGAACCCGGCCGCCCGCGCCGCCCGCCATGCATAGTCCACACGGTTGCCCGCATAGACAGATGCTGAACCCACGATCCAGCCGGTCGGAGTAAAGGACAATCCGTCAGCTTCGGCGAAATCGCCGGTAGTGCCGTTGGTGGCGATGGCGCGACCGGGCCGGATCGACAGGTTAAGTCGCCAGGGTGCGGCGTCGCGCCGCCGCGAAAGCACCGCCGTCTTGATCTCGGTCGGGTCCCAGGGCAGATCGGTAACCGCCGCCCCGCCGGAGCGCAGGCGGGCGGTGACGTAGCGGGCGGCGCGCTTGATCGGCGGGCAGGGCATGGCGGCGGAGGAGAGAGGCGAGTAGCCCGCAAAATGGTAGGCGAAATCATGTTGGCCAAAATTGACCCGCAAGACACCCACGTCGCCTGCCGCGACATTGCCCCCGGCCTGAACCCTATAGACTTTAGTGGGGTCGAAGGAGATCGACGCCAGAAGTGCTCCGCCTTTATCAACGAAGTGCACCACGCCAGCATCGCAGTCGATCAGCACGCCGACCGTGTCGCCGACGGTGGACCAGGGCGTCGACCCGGCCGGTATGGAGCCGTCGTTTGTATACAGGATGTTGCCGGTACCGGGGCTGCCGACGCCGACCCACACATTGTTGGCAGTGGTGGCCTGTACCAGCGTGGCTTCGGCCTGCCACTTGCCGCGCTGGGGGATAAGGTGGTCGCTGTAGCGCACGTCGCCGCCGACGGAGCTGCCAGGGATTGACACCCGCGTGTTTGCGATACTTAGAGTGCTCGCCAGGACCGCCGCACCACGCAATTTGGCGCTGTCGAGGGGTGTGAGCGTGGTGCAGGTGTGCGTCGGGGTGTCGGTGGTCTGGTTGGCGGCGGTCAGGTTGACCGGGGTCCAGTGGTTGCCGTTGCCCGAAATGTCCTTGCCGAGGTTAAGCGGGTCGGCGAAATCCAGGTGCCAACCCTGTGCACCGTAGGCCGCCGCGCCCTGGCCTAAGCCAGCAAATCGGCGCGGCACCCACACGCCGAAGCGGTTGACGTAGCCGAAAGCCGACGGATCGGCAGCGATGCCGTCGAGGACGACGGCATCGGCCAACAGCGCCTCCAGGAAATTTGTGCTGGAAACCGGCAGCGTGCCAATCCGATGGTCGACCACTGTGTTGATGATCGACGTGGCCCCCAGCGCCGCCGGGGACGAGGCGGCGAGGTCGGTCAGCCGCGCGCCGTTGACATATAGTCTGATGCGCGCGACGGGATCGGCGTTGGTAGAGTCCCAAACTGCCAGTACGTGCATCCACGATGCAGGGTCGCGATAGATGGCCGAGGATTTTGCATAGCCGCCGATCCCCGCGGCATCGCCCTGTAAATTATAAAACACTAGTGCCGGAGCGGTGGTGTCATCGGAAAAGTTGATCGAGGTGCGGCCAGATCCATTAACGTCGTCGCCGGTCCCCAGAAGCCTATCTGAGTGGGCGTTGGTGTGGCTACGCCTGACCCAGGCCGAGAACGACCAACGAGTTACGCACCCCGCCACCGCCGGGGTGCGCGCAAAATACTGACCACCGCCAAACATGCATGCGTAGGGAATTTCGTCGCCGGGGTCGCCGCAACGATGGCGCGGCGGTTTGCCGAGGTAAGGGATACCCATGCTTAAGCCTCCCCGCGCTGGCTGATGTCCACGTCGATCAGTCCACCGCCGCCGCCGAAGGTGAGGTCCAGGAAGTTGACCACGCCGGGATCGGCGGACCACTCGCCCCCCGCGATGCGGTACGCGCTGCCCAGCGTCAGGGCGCGCCCGGTGGCATCTTGCGTGGCGATGATCAGCGCCCGCCCGCCCGCCGGGATGGTGGCCGGGTTGGCCAGGGTAACGGCGGCAGTGACCGCCAGGGTCATCACGTTGCGGCTGGCGAAGTCCGGCGTCACCACCCCGTCCACGATGGCCAGCACGGCGGGCGTGACGTAGAACCCCGCCGCCAGATCGGGCGTGGACACCGTGCGGCGCAGCATGTCGGTCGGCACGCTGCCCAGGGCGTCGGCCAGGGCGGCGCCAAGGCCGGAGGGGGTAACGGCAAGGGTGCCGCTTTCCAACGCGCGGGTTTCCGTCGTCGTCGCCAGTTCGACGATGCCCCGGACCGTCGTGGAGGCGTTGGCCGGGGCCGAGGCGGCGATCTGCGCCTGGATCGCCGCCACCACCCCCGCCTCGATCTTGTCGAGGTCGCCGTCGTCGATCACCCCGGCGGCGTAACGGTTGGCGATGTACTGCGCCAGACCGGCGGCGATCAGCGACACCTGGCGCAGGGCTCGGTTTTCCAGGGCGCGCTGCGCCAGTCCGGGCTGGTGACCGCGCAGACGATTCGTGTGGGTTTGGTAATCGGCCAGGGTCATCAGATCTCCGGCGGCTTCCGTGCCTTCCGGGGCAAAGGGCAGAACTTGGGACGTGGCGCCTTCGTTAAGCGGCATAATCGACCTCCACGGGTTCGAGAATTCGAGGCCAGGACGCACGGTCCCAACCGTTAAGGGCGGCGGAATCGCAGTCCCAGGCGAACAAGGACCCATCCCCTTCGGACGAGGTCAGGGCGAAATAGGCCACGCGTACCCCGGCGGGTTTGAGGGGGATGTACCCCTGCACCAGCAGTTGTTCGAGGATGCTCGATGGGGCGGCGCCCGCGACGCCGATGGCGATCGACATGTCCTGGTTATCCTGGATCACGATGATCAGCCCCATATCGGCGAAGGCGGCTTCCCAGATGGCATAGGCGCCGTCGCGGGTGCCGTCCCAGCCGTTGGCGGCGACCTTGGCCTTCAGCAGCAGGCGGTACATGTCGTCGGGCAACGAGATCATGCCGCTGTCGGGATCGTAGAGGCCTTTCCACGACCCTTCGTTCCAGCCCACGCCTTCCTCGTTCCAGGCGAAATACACGCCTTCAAGGGGCGTTGAAAGGTGGCGCGTCCGCCCCGGCCATTCGCCGACCTGGTCGAGTTGCACCCCGACCGAATCGTCGAGGTCGAAGGCGCGGCGGATCTGTTCCAGCAGTTCCTGGATTTCGACCGCCGGACGCGTCACCGCGTCGACCACGGCGACGAACTTGGGCCGCTGCCGGTGTTGCGAGGTGATGCGGTCGAGATAGGGGTTGTCGGTCATGCGACGATCACCTCCACGTCGGCAACCGAGCAGGCGGCGGCGGCATTGTAGGGGATGGCCAGATTGGCGGCGGCATAGTCCCCGCCGTCGAGGGCGAGGGCGATTTCCAGCACGTCGAAGGTCTTGGGCGCGCCGTTGGCGGCGTTGACCGGGGTGTAGATCTGCGACAGCAGCACGTCCTCGCCAATATCGAGGGCGTTGACGAAGGCGGCGACGTTGGCGGCGATATTCTCGCCGGTGATCGCCAGATACCCGGTCAGGGCGCGCAGCCGGATCCGCACCTTCACCGCCGCCTCGACCCGGCGCCAGAAGCGGATGGTGATCGGCATGCCGTACTTGTCGGTCACGGTGACCGCGGTGTTGCCGAAGGTGCCGCAGCCGGGGCCCTTCTTGATCGCGATGGCATCGGCGATGTCCGTCGTATCGCCGCCTTCCACCACCAGGCTGATGGTATGCGGAGGAATGCCGTCGGCGTCGGCTTCGTCGGTGTCGTTTTCATAGGGCTTGACCCGCGTCACCCCCTCGATCTCGGCCACCGCACCGGTAATGCCGTCCAGTACCGTCCGCGACGGCCGCGCGGTGGAGATCTTCTGGCGTCGGCGCAGGGGGGCGTCGAGTTCGACGGCCGCGCCGGGCGTGGCGGCCTCCGGGTTGGTGACTGAGTGCCAGCCGAGCATGGGGGTGGCGATGGTGGAGATATCGCCCGCCGCGGCGCGGATGTCGCCCGCCGTCTCGGCGGTGGCGGTGACGACGATTTCCCCGGCGAGTGGAATGGTGGTGCCGTCGGGGATCAGCCAGTTGACCTTCTGCCCGTCCTGGGCGATGGCGCCGGTCAACACGGTGCCGACCGCTCCGACGATCCGCACCACCGCGGTGCTGCTGGTTGCGGTCTTGCGGCGGATGCCGTTGATCGCCACCTGGCGCGACAGGGACACGCCCTGCGCCGACGTCGGGGAAAAGCTGTTGTAGACCGATCCGGCCAGATTATAGGCGTCGTACAGGGCCTCGGCGAAGATCGCGGCAAGCTGGCCGTCCTGGCTGTCCGCCTCGAGGTACAGATCCTCGCCATAGATGCCGCGCATCGCGGTTTGCACGTGGTCCAGCACCGCCGAGTATTCGGGCAGGTGCAGGCCGGTTTCGTCGATAGTGGCAAGGGCCATTTAAAGCACCTCCGTCACGCTGGCGGGGCCGTAGATCGTGTCGATCTCGACCGAGACGGTGAGTTTGCGGGTATCGGGGTCGAAGTCGCTTTCGTAGGACAGAATCGCGGCGCACCCCTCGGTGTCGAGGATGCGGCTCTGCAGCACCAGGTCGTAGCTTTGCTTGGTGTGTTTGCCGAACACCCCCTGCACGTAGGGGGTGCCGTCCGTGAGGTCGAGAAACCATTCGCCGGCCAACTGCGCCAGACGCGTCGAGACCGCCTGGGCGACGGCCTCCGGCACGTCGGTCAGATGATCGGCCGAGCCGTGGCCGAGGGTGAAGTCGCGATCGGCGTCGAGGCGGCGGTACATCATCACGGCCCCTCCGGCGGATTGATCGGACCGGTGACCGGCACCACGACCGCGCCTTCCTGCCAGGAATGCACCTCGTAGACGCCGCCACCCTGGCTGGTCACCCGCTGGCCATAGCCGTCGACGTCCCAGGCATACGAGCGGCGGGCATGCACCTCGATGTCCAGGGCCTCGATGCGCACCTTGCCTTCCGGCGTGATCTCCACGTAGTCCGCCCCGTCGACGGAGCGCAGCTGCACCGCCTGGGCATCCGCCGCCGGGGCCAGCCGACGCGCCTGGGATCGCGGCCCGACGATGGCGAAACCGTCGGACAGATCGTGCATGCGCTGCTCGGCCGGGGACTGCACACCGCCGGATTGCCACCAGCCGTCGATGCAGCGGCTGGCGAACACCACCAGACACTCGTCGCCGGCGGCGATCGGGAAGGTCAGCACGAACCCGCCGCCCTGCGGCCAGATCACCGGCACATTGATCAGCATGGGCAGGGATGCCTGCCGCACGGCGCCGTCCTCGCCGGTGATCAGTCCCCGAATCGCGGGCTGCACGGATACCGTCATCGCCGCAGCGTCGAAGGCGGCGACGATGCCGGGCAAGGCGGTCCAGATCTCCGCCTGCTTGCCGTCCAGGGCGGCGCGCAGCGCCTCCACCGGTTCGTCCTGTCGTTCGCGGCGATCCATGATCAGATCCTGTCCAAAGGCATGTGGGAGGTATCGTCGAGGCCGATGCACAATAGGTCGGCGTACCAGTCGGAGCCGCGCGTATCGCCGGTGAACTCGGCCTTGAGAATGCGGTACCAGCCGTCCCGGTCCAGCTTGGCCGACTTGTCGAAGGCGCCGAGTTTCAGGTCTTTTTTGGCCGTCTGAATGCTGGCGTTGTCCAGCTTGACCCGCCCGCCGATTTTGAGCCGCGGGTTGATCAGGCAGCGCGCCTTGATGCCATCGTTGGTCTGTTCCGGAGAGCCGATCAAACCGGTCGCCGAGGTCAGCACCACGTCGGCGCCGGGCAGATATCCGGTTCCGGGCAGAACCTGCAGCAGGCCGTCCTGGATGCTCCAGGTGGTATCGGTGCTCTGGGTGACGTCGCGCAGCACCTTGCGCGCCATGCCCCAGATTACCTTGCCGCGCGGCAGGGCCTGCCCGGCCAGGTCGGGCAGATAGCCGAGGGCGGTTCCCTTGTCCGCCATCGCCGTCGCCGCCGCCGCGATCTGCCCGGTCGGACGGACCCCGGCGGCCAGTGTGGCGGAAACGGTGGAGTAATTGTAGGCGCGGTCGCCGTCGGCGACGGTGATCTCGGTCAGGGTGTCCGCACCCTCGGTCCGGTTCCGCACCTGCCGAATCTGCCCGTCGAAGATCACGCCGCAGTTGCCCTGGTATCCCGCCGACAACACCACCCGCTTGAACTCGCCGCGGATGCGGGAAAGCGTTTCCGGGGCCAGGTTATAGACGGTGATGTCGGCGTTGTTCGGGGTCTCGACGTCGCCCTTGTGGGTGGTGAATTTGATGCGTAGTTGCGACAGGTCCAGTCCGGAGGTTCCCCCGCCGACGACGAGGGTACAGGCGCGCAACCATTGACGATCGGCGGAGGTGTTGCTCACGACACGTCCTCCGTTTCGAAGATCAGCTGCATGGCGGTGCCGAGATCGTCGTACCCGGGCGGCAGTTCGGTGGTCGA